TTTAAAATCATCTACTCCTAAAATTGCCATGTTCTATTCCTCCCTTAACTAGATATCTCGGAGAATTCTACTCCGGATCTTGTTGCTATAAAGTTCAACTGAATGAAATTGATGCTTCTTGCTGGCTTGACAAAAATGTCTGCAACAAATCTATTACCATCAATAACAGCTGATGTGTTATTAGTGTCATCGCAGATTACTGAAAAATCTGTTAGACCTCTTCTTCCTTTTACGTCTCTCAAGAACGGTTCAACTAAGTTTTTGAACTGTGCTCTTGTAAATTCGTCATTAAATTCGAATAACTGGAATTTAGCCGCAGTACTTACTGCTTTTTCTAACACGATGAATAAACGTCTTACGTTAATTCTATCAAATGCAGAAGGTCTCTTTAACAATGTTTTATCGCCAAATAATACAGTACCTTGTCCAGGTGCTGATATAATTGGATTAACTCTTGCTTTATAAAGACTATCTCTTTGAGCTTGTGTTGGATTAAATGCTAATTTAGTAATTCCTAATAGATTACCTCTATTAAATCCTGCTGGTGAGAACCATGCATCTGCTAATCTTTCAGATTTAGCACATAGTCCTGCTATATGACCAGAAGCTGCAATATATCGATAAACATCATTGTATTTATCGTAAACATATAGTGAGCTTGAATCACATGAACCATAAGAACTACTATTTAAGTTACTTGCAAAATCTAACACTGCAGTTAGCTGAGCAGATGCAGATAAACCTTCTGTATCACTTACTTCAGGTGATACGAAAGCTATACAATCTTTTCTAGCTGCTGCTATACCAATTACATGGTTAGCTGTTGCGTGTCCTGCGCTTGGGCAGATTAATAAACTTATGTCTACTGTATCTGCATCTGATAAATTATTATATGCTGTTTGTAATTCACTATCTGTCATAGCATTTGTGCCATTAGAACCATTTCCTAATGAAACAGTTTGAACAGTTGTTAAACCTTCAAACCCTCCAGTTACTGCAGATTGTGTTTGTACTGTATCTCCTGCACTTTGTAATGCAGTACCTACAGAATTATCAATTTCTCCAACATAAATATATTCAGATCTTTGATTGATAACATCTTTGAAAAACAAAGAGTTACCTGCGCTGTCTTTTGCATCGGAAGCCTGTGAAAGAAATTCGTAAACTTCTAATACACTTCCTTTAGTACCTGTTATTAAACCATCTTCGTCTTTTACAACCAAATGAAGTTCATCGTTAGAATCTGCATCGATTGGAGTAGCGTACTCAGATGTACCAGGTGCACTAGTAAATAATCCAGAATGAGACCATCCACTGAAATTACTACTACTTACTTTAGCCGTAACGAATTCTATAGATATACTGTCACCTAATGCTCCAGCGTATCTTGAAATCCAGTTATGACCTGTTAAGGTAGCTCCAGTAAACACATCTTCATTCTCAATTAGTATTCCAGCACCATTACTAGAATTTTTCATCCCAGTAACGGATCCTCGAGCCACTTTTAGTGCGTTTCCATATTTTAAATATGACGCTGCTACTAAGAAATGACCGAAGTTACTGTTGTCAGGATTACCAAAGTTTTCAGCAAGTTCGTTTTCACTACTTACTTGAATAACCTTGTTAACCGGACCCCAGTTAAAATGTCCAGCAAATCCACCAATATTGGTAGCCACCGCTGGTACGACGTTTGTTGCATCTACTTCTGATACTAAAACGCCTGGTGATACTTGAAATGCCATCGCTTTATCCTCTATTTATTGAGTTAGTTAATATGTTATTCATAATACGGTTATATTCACTTACTATTATTTATAAAAATACTGTTTCTAATGCACTAATGATTTGTGCTATCGTCCTTTCCTGCATAATCACTTACCATAAATAACCTATTAGGATGTACAGATATTCTGAATTTGGTCATATCTTTACGGTTAACTAACATTTCAGATGCAGTATCCTTTTCAGTTAACCCTATTTCCATCATATATTTCTTATTATTGAATGTGATTCCATGTTCTATTACTGGTCTTCTATCAAAAGCTTTCAGACCTCTTCTTGGTTCTGATATATCAACTATGTCACTAGTAAACTTAATACCGTTCTTTTTCCAAGTTACAGTATCGCCATCTACCTTCATTTCATCTACGTGAAGCATAGTTGCTGATGCTGAATTACCAGTATCAAATTTTGCTCTAATGAGATTCTCTTCCATACCGTCAAGTTTTATACTTTCAATATATCCTACTTCTTGTCTCATTAGTGGTCTTCTATTATGATCATCACTAAACCATAATAGTACTTGGTTCAATACATCATAATCATTTATTGGTTTTTCTTTCTTTCCTGTTTCTATATTATAACCTAAGAAATGTGATCTTATACCTGGACTACCATTAACTTCTAATACATAAAACTTATCACCTATTTTACAATGGTCTACTCCACAATATGATGCACCAGTACATCTCGCCGCTCTTATTACTAAATCTTTTTCTTCTTCCGATAAATCATATGGTAAAGTTTTAGCACCTAAGTGTACATTGTTTCTAAATTCTTTTGTGTCTACTTTTTTCCTTTCAGCTGAACCTACTATTCTATTATTAACTACAAGTGTTCTAATATCTGATTCTAATTTAAAATATTCTTGTATTAATAAATCAGCTTTAAATTTCCATAGAGATTGGCATACAGATATTAATGAACTCATATCATTAACCTTTGATACACCAATACCTTGAGTACCTCTTAATGTTTTTATAATTACTGGGAACTTCCCGCCAATTTTTTTATGAGCTTCCTCAATAGATTTAACATTATTAACAATAGATGTTCTAGGTACTGATATATTATTTCTTTCAAGTGCTAATGTAGATGTCATTTTATTATCACATAATAACATTGTTTCCAAATCATTTATTAAAAAGAAACCAATGTTCTGTAATGTAGCTATCAATGCTTGGGATGTAAGTGATTTAAGAGCTCCAGCCCTAACAAATACTATAGTGTTTTGAACAGTAATATTAATTTCATTATCCTTTCCATCATAATTACGGATTTTAGCTGAACCGATTTCTATATCACTTGAAACCATATAAGCTTGTTCAACATCAATCATAGTATTTTTAATTTTATTCTTTGCACAAACTCTCTGCATAAGCTCCGCAAAAGTACCCTCCTCATCTCCGAGGCCCATAATTACTACATGTAAATCCTTAGCTGGAGTTACATCTTCTACTAAATATTCTGTGAATTTTTCCATTCTGTTTCAAACCATATGTTTCCGTCTTCGTCTTTTATATATTTATCAGTTTCTGTATCTCCACTTATAACACCAAAAGGCAACATATCATCTTGTATAGCCTTTAGTCTTTCGTTATATAACATAGTTTTCATATTAATATTTGTAATGGTTTGGAAAATATCCGTTGTTGTAAACCATGCAAATAAAACAAGATTCATCATCAAGTCATCGTGATTAGGTGGTAATGCTTGCCACGAATTACCCCTAGATACAAATGTACTCATTTCAATTATTGTATCTGAATCATATATCATTAATTTTTTCTGTTCTAATAATTCTTTAATAGACGAACAACCAATTCTTTTAACTCTTTTTGTCATTGTGCAACCTAAAGCATTTGCTTTAATAGTAGATTCCACAAACATATTTTCGTATTCCAATTCGTAATATAAACCATTACACACTATACCACCTTGGTCATTACTTTCAACAACAACATATGCTTCATTATATGTCCTAGCGTATTTGTATATAATATCAGGCATTAACATTGGTGATATATTATTATCTCTAAATGTTGCTACTTGTTGGAAAGGAGTTGTACTTACATCGATTATAGTAAAGGTCGTATAGTCTTGTGCTCTACCCTTTGATACGTCTACTGTCATTACATAATTATGACCAGGTTCTGGCTCTTTATATACATTTATATTTTCTTTATAATATAATGGAGCTATACTTTTTTGAGCTAATAAAGTAGAAGCAGCTATCAGTGTATTACCTCTACCATGGAATGTATTACCAAACTCTTGGTCAAATTGTATTTCTGATGTGTTTGCTATTGTTGTTTCTTTCCACTTTTCGTCTCTTCCTGGTACATCCCACCAGTCTACACGAAAAGGTTTAAACTCATTTGTACCTTGTTGAGCTCCTTCCCATAGTTTATGATACACATTACCAATACCATTTGCTGTTGATGTGATAATAACTTTAGTGTCTACACCAGCTGATACTACAGGATAAGTTGATGTATAAAACTGTGCATCATTTTCTACAAAAGCAAACTCATCAAGGAATAGTAAGTTAATAGACAAACCCCTGATAGAACTACCAGTTGTAGCTGATGCTACTATCCTAGAGTTATTACTAAATTCTAGTGAACCCTTATTAAGTGATTTACATCCAGGCTGTAAAAAGAATGGTAAATTCTCAAGTGCTAGTGTAATCCTAGAGAGCATTTCTCTGGCAACTGCACCTTTATTGGCCAGGACAGCAATAGTTTTTTCTGGATAAAATATAGCATACCATAATAAAAATACAACTGATGATATAGATTTACCACTTTGCCGACATGCTAATACGATATTAAACCTATTATCTTTAAAAGACTCAAACATCTTTCTCTGATAATCATATAACTCAAATGGTATTAAACCTTCATCAAGTGAAATAATTTTAACATATGTTTCAGCAAAGTATGAAGGGTCCTCCATACATTTTTGGTATTCTAATATTTCATCTTTAGTAAATGAAGTCTCTACGCCATCCCTTTTTACATTAGGATTACCTAGATATCCAAATTCGTTATTCTTTAGTGTTGACATCGATTACTTCGTCCTTTTTTAATAACATTCTTTGTAAATCTGTTGTGCTACCTACAAATACATTGTTATTAGTTATCTTTTTAGCTTCGTCCCTTTCTTCTTTTGTTATATCTGCTTTATCTTTTTGCAGTTTCATAAGTTTCTCAGTAGTATCACCTATATCTTTAATAGTTTTTGATAAAACTTCAAAGGCTCGCGGGTGCTCGCTCTCGCGTGCGAGCTCAGCTAAAACATCTAAGGACCTAGTACCGACTGTGATTAAATCTTTATAGGTTCGTCTAGAAAAATCATAATCATCTTTCACATCTTTGTCAAGCTTAATCGGTCTGTCCTTTAATGTTGTAGGAACATTCTTCTGTAAGTTTTTCATCATCTTATCTTTATCCATTATTCACCATCAGTAATTGTTGTTGTCACAGTAAAATTATCAGCAGTATCACTTGCTCCAACTGTGAAATCCATTTGTTCAAATGTTTTTGTTAAATTATCTTTATCGTGGAAATCAACATTAATTTCTCTAATAACATTAACATCTTGTGTTGGTCCATAAAATTTCATTTTCATATTAAAATCCAATTGATACACTAGTGACCTTCTTTCTGTAAATGCACCTTCATACGTATCTTCAATACTAATATTGTTCAATATTACTTGTACATCCTGCTTATGATCAAAATTATCAACAGGTTTTATAGTAACTGAATACTCAGGTTGAAAGAATGGTAATATTTGTTCTAATATTTGTAAGCCATCATCTTGATTTTTTACCATTATGAATAAAGACATACCTATATTATATGAAGTATAATGTTTTATTGTTTTCTTTTTAGTTATATCACTACCGTGTGTTTCAGTAATAACATTTCTTTTTTGTAATTTTTGTGTTGTGTCAAGTTCTAATCCACTAATTTCAAATGCCATCCTCGGTAACTTAATTGCCAAAGGTGCATCAATACCAGTTTCCTGGTCCAATCGAGCTAAGAATTTCTGTTTTGGTCCATAAGCAAGTGGTACTTTAACTTGATTAAGTACTCCACCTCCAGCTTTTTTTCGTACTACTTTTATATTATTAAATAAAGTACCAAAGACCGCTACGGACTTTCTCATTGTTGCGTGATAAAAATGATCTCCAAACATTATGGTTCTCCAAATGGATTACTTTCACTAAAGTCCATAAACCCAGATTCAAATGCCTCAAAGGTTATATTCTCTGCGGCACCATCAGATATAAATGCTTCACCTGATATATCATCTAATCCATATATCTTAGTTATATTAACACTATATCCTGAGTCATCACCTACTAGAGGTTGTGTAGCTGATACAACAAAATCCCTGGCATCATTTGATCCAGTGACTCCCACATTTTGTAAATATAATTTACCTACTGTATCTGATACTTTATCTCTTGAAGCAACTTCACCAAATACCACAATTGCTGGAGTATCTCCCACTGCGGCTACTTGTGTTTGTCTCAATACCTCACCAACTTCAGGATGGTTACCACCAGTAGTCGAAACATCAACTACAACTTGGAAACTACTTTGTGATATCTTATTATCAATTTCATCAACACCTGTTTCGAAATCTTCATCATTATATTCAAATAATCTGCATTGCATTTTATATGTAGGTAAGTTTGATAATTGAAAGAATGGTGAATCATCTTCAACATATGAAATCTCAAAGAATGAGTTAGTCATAGGTAAAAATATTAAATCACCTTCTTGTGGCCTTGGGTCAGTTCTATCATCAAAACGTCCTATGCTCTGATTCCACATTTTTCGTGATACTACGAATGTGGCCTCGTCTCTTATTTCTAAACCAAATTTTGAATATAAGTCCCCGTCACCTTCAAACCCTTCTACATTTTCGAAATACATTTCAATTAAATAAGCGTCATCAAAACTAGAGGCAATATCCTCTCCTAAAATATTATCACGGTTAACTAAAGTTCGGGGTATATAATAAACATCTTGTCCATATATTTTTAAAGATTCTATAATTAAATCTTCATATAAGTTTTGCTCCGACTTTACCGCTTGACTGAAATAAACATTTCTTGGCATATATTATCCTGTGTAAAAATCAACTGGTGCTTCCCAGTTAAGTCTTGCCTCTTCTTCTAATCTTTCTAAATCTGCTACAGCATCATCATATAATTGTCTTCCATTAAATGTGACACCACCTGGCATTTGCATACCTTCAAACTTCAATAAATTTAAACCCCATTGTTTTTTAATTAGTGCAGTTGCATATTTCTTTAAATAATAATCATTATATACTTGTGTATATGTATCTGGGTCAATTATACGATAACATTCTACTACTAACTTATCTCCTACTACAACTTCTTCTGACCAATCCATATGAATAGTTAATCTATCTTTATGTCTTTCAAAGTTTATATGTTTTTCATCAGAATCAACTACTTGGTCTAATAATGTTAAGTATTCCATACTCATAACATATTCTGCTAAACTTCCCATAAACCCTAGGTTATATAAATCGTTTAAATGTATTTGATATCTTACATCAAACATTTTATCACCAGTTTCAGAATCATTTAAAGGCATAAGTCTTACAACATCTGTAATTAAATCATTCATTGGTATATAACCATTAGTAATATCATCAGCTGTAACTGTATGTACTAGGAAAAACTTTTCAATGGCATCTTGATGATAGTGCTGATAAAACTGTAAAGCCTCATCTACTCTGTCATCAAGTTGATCATCATCAATATTTACTTCAATAACAGGTGCACCTAATGCTCTTAAGCAGTAGTCTTTTAATGTATCTTTACTATTTGGTTTCGCCATTTTATTCTCTCTCTTTTTCTAGAGTATTAATTCTTTCCTCTAATCTATTTATAATAGTTTGTTGCTCTTTCATGCCCTCAATTAAAAGTCCTACTAGGCCATCATAATTAACTGTTTTAAATTCTTCACCGTCTTTACCTACTTTTTCTTTTACAACCTCAGGTAATACTTCTTCAACATCTTGTGCTATAACACCAGCGGAAATACCACCATCTTTTTTCCAGTTATATGTGACACCACCTAATGTCATTACTTTTTCAACAGCATTAGTTATAGGTTTTATATTTTCTTTTAATTTTCTATCAGATATTGCAGTAGAACTATTTGCTATAACATCTCCTTCACATAATAAATCTCCGTCCCTTTGTACTCTAACTCTATCACATATATCTACATAAGTAGCTGTACCTGCACCATTCTCTACGATGTCTAGCATTTCTACGTTACCAGCAAATGCTGTTATTCTATCACCCCTAAATCGTATATAAGTATGTGTATCACCTTTATGATAAATGTATTCAGGAACCTGTACAAACCCACTGAAGAAATGACCATCATTTGTTGTATTTAACATTTCAGTACCTGACACATAAGTTTTAAGGTTACTGTTAGATTCTTCCGACATATATGTATGACCACCAGGACCATCAAACTCAATTTTGTTAGTTTGTGGAACACTAAAATCTCCACCAACTGCTACATGTCCTTCATTATGTACTTGTAAAATATCCGGATCATCTTCGTTTCCAAATAATAGAGCATCTCCAGAATTATTTTTAATTGTATAACATCTTTTTGTACCTGTGACTGCAGTAGATGTAGTATCTATTACCATACCAGATACGTGTGTTGCAATATTACCAAGCCTTATAGTATGTGCCGTAGCAGAAGCTGTTGGTATCTGATGACTTGTGCTTCCAGTAATTTGCAAATAACCATTGTTAACTGTTGTTCTAGTATTATTTACTTCTAATCTTTCACTACCACCAGTCACAACTCTCCATTGGTCAGCTGCGTGGAATTGCATATAAGTATTTGAATCACCTTCATGCCTTATTCTATCTGGTACATAAAGGTCTCCTACAATATAAGCATCTCCTGCATGAGTAACTCTAAATCTTTGACCAACAGAAGTAGTGTTCCAAGCTGCAAAACAATTGGTTGAGTCGGCTCCTATAGCACCTGTACCTGTGGCATCTGTTGTCCTACCAAAAGTAAGTTGAATTGAAGCACTTGCTGCTGAAAGGTGTGGAGCATAACTAAATACTTGAGATGTTGCTGGGCCTTGAATAAACGCTCCATTTATATTTAATAAATTAGTTGAAGGATTATAAGATAAGTCACCATGTGCATCAGTTTGAGGAGCACCCGCATTTGAGAATACAAGACGTAAATCTGCATTAGTACTTACACCAGCAATAGCTGTTGGCGGAGTATAACCTAATGCTGTTGTGACCATTGAACTTGTAATGCCTGTTAAGTATGTATCATTAGAATCAAACTTAGTTGTATTACCAGCAACAATTCTTACTCTATTAGCTGTAAATCTAATATAAGTATCAGTATCACTTAGGTGTCTTAAATATTCCGGAATGTCTACTTGAGTTTCTCTTATCTGCATTCCAGTTGCTGTTTGTACTGCAACACCACTAGACACATTAGTCTTTACTTCTAATGACATGTGAGCATCAGATGATGAATCAGTATTAACTTCGATACGAGCAGAATTACCAGCTTGGTCGGGTGTTCCGTCTTGGTGATTAAATGTTAAA